CCGGTGGTCTATCCAGAAGTTCAACCGATAAAGGGCGCACGGTCCTTCTTCAATGTAGTTACGCAACCATTTTGGGTCAACCGCCTCCAATACTTCGTCCGCCTGAATTCCAACGTGATGCGTGCAACCGGACGCCTTCAACGCCTCGCGCGAGATGTTGGAAAGGTCGGACAACCATGAACCCCACCCGCCTGGGTTGGGACGCCAAGGGGAAGACAGGACGCGCAGCTTGGGAAACTCAACCGCCAGTTCCATGAGGATGCTTCGGGTTCCGTCATCGGATTCCGCATCCACGATTACCACCTCGTCACAGACGGGAAGCAGTGAACGAAGTGCAATTTCAACGCAGTAGTCAAATTCGACTGCGTTATGGATTATCATGGAGCCGCCGAGTTTCATTTTTGTAATACGAAAATACCGACACCGTTCCACCACCCGGAAGCGTCACCATCGGGGCACGGCTGTTCGTGCGACCGGAGAATCTTCAACCCACTGGCAGCTATTCCACGCCTTGCACCTTCTTGAACCTGTGGCCAGTTCCAATCATCCACGATGTAGATAAATTGGTCCGCCATTTTGGAGGCATAGACCGTCAATGCCTTCTCTTGCGATTCAACCGAATGGCAGCCATCGTAAAAATACAGGTCCACTTTGCCATTTGGTATCTGTGCGATGGTTTCGGGCAACCAGCAGTCGCCAAAGATGAGTTTCGCTTGCGGTGCAAACTTGGTGGCATTTCCAGTCAGTGTCTCCCGGTTGCCATCGAACTCACTGAAATTCTCAATGGCGTAGGCTTCAATATCGTTGCCGTAGCAAGTGGAGGTAAGTGACGCGCCGTGAAGTGAACCAATCTCAAGGTAGCATTCGCAGACTGCACCAAAGTTGTTCATCAAGTGACGGAACCGGTCTCCGCAGAAACCTCCAACTGCACCCATGACTTCCGGGGTGAGTTCAGACTTTCTGCCGCCGTGCGCCACCACCATGTCAAAAACAGAAACAATATTCATACTTTGACCCTCGAATTCTTGGACAGTTTTTCGACCGTCATGTTTTCTTTGCCGATGTCTTTCCACGCCCAAAATGCGCCGTGGGTTTCGCCGCTGGTAAACAGGTGATATTTCGGCCACGTCCATGTTTCGTATCCCATCGCCTCAAACATGTCCGGGGTCCAACCCGAATGATGCCCGTCTGGACCCGAATCGTTGTTCATCCACAGTTCCCCGATAGGAGTAAACACAACAATCCGCTCCGCTATCGACTCCAGTTCCTTCAACAGCTTCAAGGCCGGTTGCTGGTAAAGATGCTCCACGGAATCCAGCATGTATGCCACGCCAAACTTCCGGCCTGCGTAAACCTTTGGAACATCCAAGATGTCCATTTCCACCAAGTTATCTGGCGGATTTCCCTGACGAATGAGGTCAACAAACGTCATCTGCGGAAGAATCCTGGTATGGCTTGCATTGCAACAGCCAAGGTCAATGCCGGGTGCCTTGTAAAGCTCCCATACCATTCGGGAAGACTCCTTGGGGTCTCCAAATCTGTCAGTGCTGGTCATCGTAGTGGTTTTGTTTCCGTCAGGTAAGTTCCCCAACGTTTCGCAAACAACGCTTCACCTTCCTGAAGCAGCTTCATTTTCATCGGGGATGTGGTTTGGGATTCGTCATGTATCCCGGTTGCTTTCGGTTCGTAAATCAGTTTCCACCCGGACTTTTTCAACCGAATGCAAAGATCGGCATCTTCGGAATAGCAGTCGTATCGTTCGTCAAAACCTCCAACCTGATAGAACGCCTTTCGGCGCACGATTGCGGCGGCAAAGTTGATAAACTCCATTTCAGTAGGTTCCGTGAACCGGTTGTCCTGAATGTGACCGAAGTTCGTGGCTCCGTGTGGCCGGTGGCTGCCTGCGAAATAGAGCTTCCCGTTGGGATACCGGGTCTTGCAACCGACCACGGCAACTGACGGGTCAACAAAATGCTTCAACATCTCCGAAACGGAACCGGGGTCCATGTAGCAGTCGTCATTCAGGAAGAACAAGAATTCACCCATGCTGTGACGCGCCATCCGGTTGCACGTCTTGCCGAATCCATTTCTTTTCTTGGATATGTTGGGAACCGGGTGGCCATATTGACGATAGGGTTCCGGTGATGCGTCCCCGTCCAAACCGATCAACAGTTCGTATTCGATCTGGCCCATCGACTTATCAAGCGTCTTGGCCAACCGTTCCATTCTTGGAAGTCCCGTCATCGTTGGGACTAGTGCGGAAACTCCATGCGGAAACACCTTCATCCGCATGACTCTGGCCATTTCATTTACATCCAGCCGTTGGCAGGGCGGCTTTTCCTTGTCGAATTTCTGACAGGTGTAGGTGGAACAATATAGGCAATCAACCGGTGCCTTGACCGCCAAGAAATCGGAACCGTCCGTAACCCGCAACTCACTTCGGAACGGTCCTTCAATGACGCCTATCGGCTTCCTGAACGCAGCAGCGACATGAAGAAGACCGGTATCAACACCCACGAACGCATCGCATTCGTTGATTAACGCCATGACCCTTCGGAAACCGTTCACGTTCAGATTGCGAACGGGATGCGGCAATGGCCACGGTCCAAGGCTTATGAAGGTTGCTTCCGGCATGGTCTCCGCAACCTTGCGCCAGTCTTCGGTGTGCGTTTGACGATTCTTCCATGACCCGGAGGCGGCAGCGATTCCGATAATGGGACGCTTCAAACCGATCAACGCATTGAACGCTTCCTTCTTCTCTTCCTCGGTCAGAAACAGTTGGGGAACCCGTTGGTGTTGCAAGCCATGACCGTTCTTGCGATGCAACAACGTCTGAATGCTGGTCGTGGGGAAATCAGGCGACCGTTCATAAGCCCAATCCAGTTCAATGGTTGGAACATTAGGCGCAGGCGTGTTTGATGCGATGGACGGATGCCCCTTTAGAACCACGCCCTCCACTTCACCGGCCATGAAGTGAACATCGTAACCATGTTCACACAGCGCATCGGCAATGGTCGTGGATTGAATCACATCACCGAATGCGCCGCCACGATGAACGTTGATCTTGGGGCGAACTGAAGTTGGCTTGCTATCCCCCTTCTGCCAACACCAGGTTGGACGACCATCCATTGCCGGGATGTTGGGAACCCACACTTTCAACGGCAGATGACACCCGCAAAGCTCGCATGTTTTAAGTCCAGGTTCACCCGGAACCACCAATTTGATTTCCTTTCGGAAGGAAGTCTGCGCCAAAATCTCTTCGGCGATGGCCGTTTCAATGTGGCCACCCGGTTGATTGTGCGGGCATGGGTTTCCGCCATTTCCGCGAAGACAGGCGCGTGCGCGTTCGTCGGCTACGGACTGGTCAACGGGAACCGCGCCATCACCAATCCATCGGCCAAGGATAGCCAGCCCGCGCGCATCGTTTTTGAAGCGATTCCAAAACCGCTCAACGACACCCGGTTGAACATCTTTTGAATCCTTTTGGGAGTAAGTCTGGTGAGTCGGTGAGTTTTTTTTTGAGTCTTCGTCAAACGCCTCGCACCAGTTCACATGGTAGTTGAGACGGGCGGCGGTGAAGTTGTGAAGTGCCTGTTCACAATCGGCCAGATTCGGACTCAGGTTCAGCCGTGGATTCTGACGGCGAAAGTTGGCGATGTTGACAATCTGATCCCGGAAACCTGTGCCCAACGGAGCCGGTGCGTTCCAGCCTTCTTCCGAATACATCCAGCCACCGGGCGGAAATACACCGTAACAGTTTTTGATTCGGAAGTTCATTTTGAAAACGAATATCCGAACGAACTAAGTTGATGGCCCCATCCGCCACTTATCATGGCATTCTTGCATTTTTCGCATCGAGGAATCGGAGGCAAACAAATCGAATTGGTAATAAAAATAGTAAGCTTCCAATCCGCGACTTGATCCCGGCAAATCGGGCAAAGTGTGGACTTGATTAAATCAGGATTTATTTTCATTGGCCTGCCTCCACCACCGCCAACACAGCGAAGTCATCGTATATCTTGAACGGGATGCCATCCACCACCACGTCCTTGCCGTTGTAGGGATTCACCACCACGCGATTACCAACCTTCGCTTCGCACTTGCTGTTGGTCCCGTGAATCATCAGGCGACCCATTTGCGGACGTTCCGCCATGTGCCCGCTTTGGGGAACGATATGGAGTCCATTAACAACGGTTGGCAACTCTTCCATCTTGACCAGAACTTTTTTTCCGGTGGGTCGAAACCTGAATAAACCTTGAGCCATAAATGACGGAATAACTTTTTTCACCTCCACGACCGACTGTCAACTCTTTTAGACACTACGCATCGGAACAAGGTCATGGCCACGTATGGTTTTGCGTATCCGTTCCGCTACTTTGAGCAACGGATTCTCGCCGGTTTTCTTCATCACCTTTGCGCGGCCAAGCTGGAATCCATGCCGTCTGGCCATCTCCAAAAGAATCACGAAAGAGTCCATCAAATCGGGTGATTCCTTGGTGCGCTCTTTCATTTCAACCTTGGGTTCAACCTGGACTTGCACGAAGCCGGACACCTTTCCTGTCTCCTTGTAGATGCGCTGGCAACCTTCTTGAGCGCAGTCACGCGGAAGTCCCCGTATCTGACCCAGCTTGATTGCCTCACGAACGGCGAACCAAAGGCCGGTCACGCGATTCCGATAGGCTTGCGATTCCATGTCGGGAGAACCGGCACGAACCGGTCGGTCTGGGGCGGAACCGCCAAAATCAATCGGCACGCATTTATGGCTCCACAGGTGCGCGAACTCGGAAGCCAGAGTGGCGTTTCCGGTAGAGTCGTAACCGAAGTTCTCCGGTGGGATGTCGCGATTCAGGCATTCTTTCATCACGAACTTTACAATCTGTGTGTCCACATCCTCCGAGGAATTCACGATGGGGATGTTTACTTGCAACTCAGGCTTCAAAACCATGACCCCGTTGGCGTCATCGCCGAACGTTCCAATCGTAAGAACCTTGCGGTCGCCATCAGCCACCTTGCCGGGGTCCAGCGCGGCCACCTTTTTGAGAGGACTGCTTGACCATGTGACATCGTTGAAAGCCATTCCGTCTTCGCATAGCTGCATCGTCAAAACCCGTTTGTCGAGCGACAGAATAGGCATGATGCCGTAATACATCATGGTCATGTTGATGTCGTTCACGTCTTTGTAGTAAGCCAATTTCCGTTCAATCGTTTCCGGCTTCAAGATGCCGTGCCACGGATTGATGCCGCGCGGGAAGTCACCGTTGGGAGTGTCCGGCCCGTAAATCTGAATCCCCACGCCACCGTCACGGGTTGCCCATGTCCGGGTGCGTTTCTCCTGACCGATGGACGACCAGCCGCCCACGGGTTCACCGAGTTTGCCCAACGAATCAAGCGGGTCTTTGGGGTTTCCCATTCCGATGAACTGAACACTTATGGCACCGCCTGTGGCCAGGTTCGCCATCGCGTCAATGGCACCCGAACCCATCAGGGACAATTCATCCATGATGACCAGCAACCGTTCGTTTTTCACGCCGACGTAGTTGCTCATGCCGGTCCATTGGTCGGGACCAACTTTGCAGGCGACACCCTTGATTCCGCCTTTGAAGCTTCGGCCTTCGCCTTCGACTGAACCGGATACCGTCAGGGAATAGTTTGCGTCAGTGATATGACCGTCCAGCCAAGGGCGGTTTTCTTTGCAGGCACGATGTATGCCGCAGATTTCACCCCACACACGTTGCGGCAAAAGCTCACGGGTAGTTGTCGAAACAAGACAGGTCAGGTCTTTGCCCCATATTTGGAAGTTCAGATATGCCCACGCTGCGGACGTGTAGGTTTTGCCAGAGCTACCGGGTCCGCAGATGGCAATCTGGTCATGCTTCACGAAGTTCTCGAAAAGCAGTTCGGACCAGCGATGCCATTCAAACTTGGGCATCAGGGCGGTCAACGCCTCGCGGTAATGGTGCAAATCATCTTTGCGTTCCGGGACGTAGGACGGCTTACGGATGATTTCGCGCTCTATCAGAAACCGGTCGGTCCCAATCGGGAACGTGCGACCGTAAAGGGTGAAGGAGACTTTTTTTTCTGCGCGAGATATTTCCATTGCCGCTTGAACTATAACCTTGGCTGTGTCAAGTTTCAATGGAAATGGGTTCAGGCATTAACGACCCCAACCGGGTTTACGATGGAATCACCGCATGGGATGGCGGGGTGGACTCGTCTTTGCCTGCCACGATTATCAGCCGGAATCAGGCTTCGTGGGCTACCAACCGGGTTTTCCGATCCAGCTACAACGATATTCGACCTGGGATGGTTCAGAGAAAGACCGGTTATTTGCAGGGGCTTTTTCAAGGATTCGGCACTTACACTTCGGATTCCGGTCAGGTCTTTGCCTCCGTTTCGATTGCGGGCCGCGTCTATCTGACCAACCTGAACGACAACAACTACACGGTTACTGAGCTAACGTCGGCAACGATTGTAAACGACACCACTGCTCCGCACGTCTGGTTCTGTCAGGCGGAACGAAACCTGATTGTTCAGAACAACGTCAACCTGCCGATCTTTTGGAACGGTGTCATCGCCCGCAGAAGCAACGGGAATCAGACGACACTGAACGTTCACGAACTGCCCCCTGGAGGACCAACGGCTTATTACCAAGGCCGGGTGTGGGTGGCGGAAGGAAGCAACTACATTGGTGGCGACATCGTAAACGGGAATTTGGAACTGGCCGATCCCCGCGACTCCGTATTGCAATGCACTGAGAATGACTTCCTGAATGAAGGCGGTTCATTCGCTGTGCCGGGAATTCAGGGCGGCATAACCGCCATAACGTATTCGGCGAACATTGACACATCCCTTGGTGAAGGCAGCCTTTTGGTTGGCACGTCACAGGGCATCTTTGCGTTCAACGCTCCGACCGACCGAACCGTTTGGAAAAACCTTCAGCAACCCATTCAACAGTATGCGTTGATTGGTTTCGGACCCGTATCTCAGGAGTGCTTTGACAACGTGAACGGAGACATGTTCTTCCGGTCCAGCGATTCGCAGATACGCTCCTATTTCTACGCCCGTCGCGATTTCGTCCATCAATGGGGCAACATCCCGTTGAGCCGTCAACTGGTTCGGGCCATTGAAGGCGAGGCTGAGGTATGGCTTTACGGAAGCAGCGGAATGACATGGCAGAACCGCTACCTGTTCACCGTCCAGCCGCAACGCGACCAGACCACCGGCATCTATTACCTCGGTCTTGGCAGCTTGGACTTCTTCAACGTTGGTGGCGTCGGCAAGACCAGTCCACCGGCTTGGGATGGCATCTGGACCGGACACCAGTTCTACGGAGTTTTCAAGGCTACGGTGAACAACTTGGAACGCGCTTTTGCGTGGGTCCGAAATTCATCTACCAACCAGATTGAGCTATGGGAATTCGACCCCAACGCCAGACAGGATTACAACGGAACATCCTACGTTCCGATTCAATGGTCCTTTGAAACGCGGGCATTTGATTTCGCCAACCAGGAAACGTCTTCATTGGATTTGAAACAGTTGCTTGGTTGCGACCTGTGGTTCGATCAGGTGGCCGGGAGCGTATCCATAAACGGATACTACCGTTCGTCCCTTGGACCAGCATGGACACCGTGGGCAACCACGTCGGCGTGCGCCATCACCGGAGCCTGTTCCAATCTTGGGTGTTATCCGCCTGTGTTTCCTGACCCGTTGGCTTTCAATCGGGTTTCATTCCAAACTCCTGACCCGGCTGTTAATCCGGCACAGAACACGTCGGCAAGCTGGGGTTACAACTTCCAAGTTCGGGTTGCCGGTTCCGGGGCTGTGCGATTCAAGGAAATGCGGGCTTGGGCGCACAAGAAACCGGAAAAGCCTTCAGGCGATTTGGACCGGAGTGTTTGTCTTACCGCAGACACCACGCAATGCACGGCGGCTGGAGTTTGCCCGGTAGTGCAGGTTTGCGACGTGAACGATTACTACTGATATGGCGACCATCACTTTCAACGCGGGAACTTTGCCGAATGGGTTCTGCCCCACGACATGGCAGCAGACGTTCACCGGGTTCGTTAATGCGCTGACGGGCACGGTCAACGGTCTGAATTACTCGCAGATTATTGTCAGCACGACGGCCCCGAATACCGACCTGACCAACCTTTGGCTTCAGGTGACGAACACGGGCATTCCGATTCAGCTTTACGCCTACTCGGTTACGGCTGGCAGTTGGGAACCGGTCCAACAGAACTGGTTCTTTTCGGGCTACACAGACACGGGCGCAGCCAACGCCTATGTTATTACGTTGTCGTATCTGCCCATAAGCCAGACCACGGGAGGCATTGCCACGTCGGGCCTGACCACGGGCATGACGTTTCTGTTCAAGGCGACGCACGCGAACATTGGAAACTCCACGTTTCAGGTCAAGGTGGGTGCATCGGCGTATGCGGCGGCTCCGATCAAGATTATCGCGGCGCAGATTGGTGCCGGTTACATCGTCGCCAATGGATGGTATCTGGTTCAGTATGATGGGACGAATTTCCAACTGCTGAACCCGGATATAACGGCATTGCTTCCATCCGTAGCTTTTTCCGCACTGAAAACATCCCCTGAAGTTGATGTGTTAGCAACGCCAGCGTTTCCTCAGATTCTTCAAACCTACAACCACGGATTCTCTGGAATACCTGAATTTGTTAGACCTGTTATGGTCTGCATAAGTGACGACGCTTCGTTTATTGCAGGTCAAGAAATTGACGCATCAGAGTTCATGTTTGATTCGCTTATTTCTTCGGGACCACCTATCGAAAGAGGCACATTTCCTGCATTTTCTGTTCGCACAAGTTCTACCCAAATAATAACTTATCAAAACGGAGGCACTGCCGGATTGGGGTTCAATCTGTCGATTGTGGTTTTAGGTGACGGACAGGGTTCTGGTGGAACGGGTAAATACGAAATAATTACAACTAAATGGAAATACAAGGTTTACGCCGCCCACTAATCCATGATTACCCTCACCTTCACCGCTGGCACGCTTCCGCCCAACTTCTGTCCGGCAACATGGCAGTTGACGTTTCAGGCGTTCGTCAATGCCCTGAGTGCGACGGTCAACGGTCTGGATAACGCACAGATTCTCGTTTCCAGTTCCACCCCGGCCATCAGCACAAACTACCTGTGGTTGCAAATCTCCGGTGGCGGAACGCCGTTGCAACTCTACCGGGCGAGTGGTGGTGTGTGGGTTCCGAACCAACCGACGTTCTTTTTCCCCGGACTGTCCGATATAGGCGCGGCCAATTCGTATCAGGTCACAAGCGTCACAATTCCGGTTTCCGTAAACCCGGATGGAACCCCTGCCACTGGACTGGTTGCGGGCATGACCTTCGTGTTTATGGCGGCGCATACAAATACGGCTGCCAGCACATTTCAGGTAAACGCATATACGCAAAAGCCGATTGTATTTGGATCAGTTGCGATTACTGCCGGGCAGATTTCAGCGGGCAACTGGTATATCGTTATTTATGATGGAACCAACTTCCAGTTGATGAATCTGTCTTCAGTTGTGCCCGGAACTGCTGACGGGCAGATTTACACCACGAGACAAACGGTTGTTGGACCTCCGTCCGTTTTTGTTACTCGTTGGGAGTCTAGGATTTACCGGACCCCAGCCGACAATCTTCAGGCAGTTCCGGCTGGTCCCGGATTTGTTGTGTTCACTCACGGATTGAGTGTTGGCGGCGTCGCCACCACGCCGACATCTTATGGCGGGTTCCTGATCTGCACTGACGCAGGCGGTGATGCTGGTTTTGTTCAGAACGATGTAGTTCCCTGGCCATCCACATACGATGTCAGGTCGGCGCAGGCTCAATATAACTCAAATTACGCAAACTCCATAAACATAACCGTGATGAGGATTTACACGGAGGGGCAATTCGACACCGTTTCTCCGACCGGGACTTTGGTTGCAATTGACCCCGCAAAGTGGAAAGTGGGGGCGTTTGGGATAATTTAAGCCATGCCAATCCGAACTACATTTGCCGATCTTCAAAACTCCGGGGTTGGGGACACCCTTAACCTTCCGCCCTGCAACGCGCGGTTCATCGCCTTGGCCAACCGGGCGCAACGCACGCTGGCCGATGCCGGACGCTGGTATGGAACCATCGTGGTAATGCGGTTCTGCCAATACAACGGGTGCATCACTTTTCCGCGTGACGTTGCCGTTGTTGAAAAGATGGATATTTGCCGGGAATCCGTTTACATCCGAAATCAATGGTGGGAGTTCCAGACCGATTATCCGGTGCCACCGGTCGGTCAAAGCAAGCAACAGCAACAGGGATGGACCCCGGAACTCTTACCGAGAAACAACGTCTGCACGTTCCAAGACGTTACCGGTTCACCGGCTTACATCCAGCTTTACCCGCAGTCGGCGGCTGACGTTGGCAAGATCATTTTGCTTCAGGGCATCGACTCTTCCACGCTGCAACCGGTTCAGGAATCGGTCATGCTGGCGTTGCCGTATGCACAGTCTGCCTACCAGTATCTTCCGCCAGGGCTTACCGGAGTTCAGAAGCCGGTTACGGTGGGCCAGATAAATGTAACCGCGTATTACCCGACAAGCACGCAGTCTGCACCGATTGCAATTTGGGAAGCGTCCGAAACCGACCCTTGGTATATCCGTCGTTACCTGCTGAACTTCCCAACGTATTGCGCTTCAAATGCACCTGTCACCGGAGGGAATTGTTGCACCGATTACGGCACGGGTTGCGCTCCAGCATTGGTGAACTGCCAGAACGGTATTGCCGCCACGTTCTTGGTGCGCCGCGAATTCGTCCCCGTTTTGGTGGCTACCGACTGGATGTTCATCCAGAACATAGAGGCTGTCCGGGAAGAAATGATGGCGTTGAATTCACGGGACCAGCATCAGTTTGACTTGGCTACCCAACACCACGCCATTGCGATTCAGCTTCTCCGAAACGAATTGGACAAGTATCAACCACCGCAACAGATCACGGTGAACTGCCAGCCTTGGGGAGACGCCCATCCCCGGCGAGTGTTCGGGGCGTTTATATGAACGAACTTGCCGTCATTGACCCGGTGGAACAGATGGAGGCATTGTTGCTTCCGAATTCAACCGTCGATATGGCGTCGGCAACCCATCACTTTTTGAGCGGCATGTATATCCGGCACATGTCCGCCCCGGCTGGGATGTTGTTGCTGGGGCACAGACACAAGACCACGCATCCAAACTTGTTGCTCAAAGGCAGGATGCGCCTTTGGATGAATGGGATTGTTCAAGACATTGAAGCCCCGCACATATTTGAATCACTAGCCGGGTCAAGGAAGGTTGCGGTAACGCTTGAAGACGTGGAGTTCGCCACCTTCCACATTACCACTGAAACCAACGTGGATACACTGGAAGATGAACTGTTTGAAAAATCAAACACTTGGTTGGAATTTCATAAACGAAAGGAAATATGTCAGCCCTAGCAGCAGCTATCGGATTATCCGCCGTGGGAACGGTCGGTTCACTTGTGGCATCCAGCCAGACCAAGAGCGGTCTAGGTAAAATAGCCAACACACCCTACGTCGATCCCAACAAGGCTTACACCGATTCGTTGAACGCCTCGTTGGCGGCACTTCCGCAGGCGCAAAACCTGACCAGTCAGGAGAACGTCTATAACCAGCAACAGATGCAGGATGCGCTCAACAAGAGCATCCCCGGTTACAGTGCCATCCAAGGGGCGCGTTCGAGTCAGATTCAGGATGAATTGGCCGGACGAATTCCGCCCGATGTTCAGGCGGCAATTGAACGGTCAGGGGCGGCACACGGTTTGAGCGGCGGCTTTGGAGGGTCGCAGGCCGGT